CTTACATTACAAGGGAATCATGATATCAAACTATCCATTGACTAAAAAGAAAACATATGAGAGATATAAATATCAAGGTGAGTACTTGATATTAGATGCACTTAAGAAAAACTTAAAAATTAAATTACAGATATATACTTATCTTAATTTTTGTAATACGATCCATCAAAGGAAACTTAATCATCAGCCCATAAGAAGAAGTGACCATGAAATGTTTATCAGTTGTTTCTTTGCTTTGATTAAACTTAAAATTCTTGAAGAGGATAATGATATGAATGGAATCTTAATCATGTAAACTTAAATCACTTAACTTAGATATGTATTCATTCTTGATATGTGCAACATCAACCCAATCGTCACAGCCACGACGATTCGTTCCACCAGTTCCCATATCAAATTGACTTTCATTCAATTCCCAGTAATACCAATCATCATCGCATTCCCATACATAAAATACTCTCCTATTTTTCTTAATGTATTCTCTTCCCTTTGTGATCTTACTTTGATTTACCATCAATGTAGGATACTGACCAAACTTGATTCTACGGCGTTTATACTCGACACCATAATCATCATTCTTGAAATCAATAGGATGATATTTGTTATGAGTATTGTTGTTGTACAATTCACCGAAATATCCTTGTAGTTTCTCTTGGGCTTTCTGTTCCATAGAATATCCAAATTGTAAATCTTGAGTCTTAATGTTATTCATTATATAATCTTAGATAGATAATAATTCTGTCAATGAAACGCATCAATCAAAATCAACTATGATAGGATTATCTTTTGTCGCAAACTTGATGGTTAATTTCGGATAATATGATTGCTTTACAATACGATTCCTTTCCATTTCCTCTTGCACATCACAACTGATGATGGGATTTACATGACCAAGACAATAAGGGGATGCGTTATATAATCTACAGGCTCGTCTCACACTAGATAAATCTCCCCACTTATGAATAAATAAACAATCAAGATAAGGTGATTCTATATCTTGATCTATTTCCTCATCTAATACATAACAAGTATTACCCCACTTAATCAATTTCTTACACTTAAACATGATATCGCTTTTCTCTTGTGTCGATGGTCGCTGCTTTGTTGTCGGTTTACTTAAATATTCCAGTAATTCAGTATGATCCTTAATTTTATCATTGTAAATACAATTTTTAAATTGACTTTCAATTACCTTAGTCATCTCTGACTTTGTAATTTTTGAATCAAGATTGATTGATAATTTTGAAAATAACGTCACAAGGTCTTTCTTAGAATGAGATTTATCAATAAACATTTTATTATTCTCTAGATAATAATTTTATCTTTTATACTTATATAAAAGATGGTGAAGGAATTGACTTTATCGGAAATACGGAAACTCGTTAGGGCTCATAATGTATTAGCTTCGATTAAGATTCCGCCCAATTCAACTAGGGCACAAATTATCTCTTTAATTACGAAGAAAGGTTTTGATATTAATCATGAGAAAAAGAAACTTGTACCCAGAAGGTCTCCAGATAAGCGTATTATTTCTCTTACAATGGCGGATAAAGTCTTAAGAAAAAAGGAAAAGACTGATGTACAGAAACAGAAGGCAGTTGAGTCAAAAGCGAAGAAAGATGAAGCAAAGGCGAAAGAACTTAAATTAGCAAGGAAAGAAGGGGTTAAGGAATTTAAACAGAAGAAAGCGGAAGCAACCAAGAAACCAGCCCAAAAGAAACCAACCCCTAAACCGAAACCGGATGCTAAGAAACCACCTATGACAAAAGAAGATGTTTACCCAAGAAAACCATCTCCGCCAAAATTACCTCCGAGGAATAAAAAGAAGCCTCCACCTTTACCTCCCAGAGATAAGGTGAAACCAGATACAAACCCATACCAAACTACATCCGATTCGGATTCGGATTTAGAAGAGCAAATATCTAAATTGAATGATTATTTTGTAAAGGATAAAAATAAGATAGGAAAAACCTTTAAAACAGTCAAGGAAGTGGAGGCCGCCGTAAGTAAATTATTTAAGACTGTTCCAGGGGCTCCTCGTGGACAAGATCCTTTTAAGGATCTGGATGCAAGTGAAACTAAATCTTTACTTAAATTAATAAATAACATGTTGAGATTTTCTACGAAAGAAGAGACTGGTTTTTTGGTTAAGCGTCAACTGGTGCGAGGATTTAAGGGATTTTATAGCGAAGCAGCCTTGGCTCAAGGAATAGAATCACAGCGAAAAAGGGACGCGGCAACGCCAGAAGGAAAAGAAAAGGCAAAAGAGAAGAAGGATAAGGCAAAACCAAAAATTACGATTGGAGCAAAACCAAAGGGAGGTCGTATCGAAACCGGAACACTTAATAAAGGCAAGGTTGTTTCTGGTGCAAAGAATAAACCGAAGGTCGCCACCGCCGTCACCGCCAGAGCATTAGCAAGAAAAGAGGCTCGTAAATCTAAGAAGGTTATTACATTCGATTATAAAGAAGTCAGTGGACATAGCGACATGTTAAAGAAAGCATTAAAAGAAACATATGATTTAGCAAATAGCAGCGTAAATAAAGTCTTGAGTCTTAAGCCAAAGGATTTTGTAGAAACTGAGCAGTTATCCTCTTTCTTCGGTGAAGCATTCCCACCAATGAATGATGACTTAAATGAGGATGAAGATGAAATATATGACCCCATATATGATAAATTAAATATGGATCTTGATAAAAAATTAAAAGAAATTCTTGATAAAAATCGTAAGGAAACTAACTGGACAAAAGCGAAACCGGCTCTCAGACCCATGCAGGATAAATATGTAGAAGCCATGAAAAAATTTAAGGAAAGTAATAAACCGGCTGACTTTAAAGTAGCGAAAAAACAGAAGGATTTGATTCTAAAACATTATAAAGCAAGCGATGTTCCTAGAGTTTAATCTTGGGCTTCCTTCACATATACCTTCATTCCAGTGGTTCCTACATCGTGACCTAATACCTTTGAATCCGCTTCCATCTCCTTCTTCATGTCGCCATATTTTGATGACAAATATATCTTTCTTAGAAGCGTTGTCGAGATAGACTTATCCATATACTTTTTTGAGAATTTAATTAACAATTTTGATAATTCAGTCCTAGTAATTGATTTACCAGTAGACGTCTTAAATAATACACCCATCCCATTATGTTTCAGATAGAATCGTATGATCTTCTTCAATGATTTATCTTCAATAGGTAAATCTAATTCCTCATATTTTTTGACTGTTTTGTATTTATTCAATACAAAAAACATACCATTCTTCTCTAGAACCAGATAATTTTTTGATTTCTTTTCTTCTTCACTTAACTTATTGTAGGCTCGCTTCTGAATCGCCTCCATCTCTGATACATCATTCCTCATGGGCATTCTGGCGTAAATATTAAACAAGGTAAAGGCTTGTAAAAGGGAAAATTCTTTCTTTGATAATTCTGTTTTCTTTTTGATAGGTTTTAACTCTGTCGCCATGGTATTGATCATATCATAAACCTCTTCGATAGTCGCGAAATTCGCCGATTGTTTATCAGATATGATTCCACTCTTCTGTTCGTCTGAATATTGATCGTTGTATTTATCCCTTAATTTTCCGTATTCTTCTAATAATTTATCATATTTTTCGTCATGGTTGAGAGCCATTAATAATACAACAACCGCATTCAGAATATTACGTTGACTTAAATATTGTAAATCAGAAATCTTTTCCATCACCTTATCAGTATCAGATAAGAAGTCATATGAATCAGTATCGAATAGTTTTTGTAATTTATTCAAATTTGTCGTGTATTGTTTGATTGTATTAGGTTTCAGATTAGGTCTCGCTTCAGAGATTTCATCACTTAGATTTTTACTATCTATTTTCATATTTATATATAAATATTAGATTTTAATTTTAAATAATAAACTTACTTTTTTTTGATTAACTTAATGATTTCATTTTGATTATTTGTCAACTGAATTAACAATAATTTTAACTCTTCATTTTCTCTCCTTTTTAGATGATATAATTCCTTGTATTTATCACAATTAAAATAGTCACGAATCTTAAGCCAGTACATTATGTTTTATATAATGATATATCAAAAAAAAATTAGATAAATAAACGGATGAAAATTTACGCGAAATAACACTGGAACTTACCATCCACGATGGTCGCAGTCTTCATCAATTCGAGATAACATCTTAGAGTGAATGTACCAGCTCCGAGAGTATCATTTTTGTAAACTAAATCCATACCCTTGTTATTGACACGAGCCCCCTTATTGGGGCGAATAGCGACCCAGTTAAAGTTAGATCCAAGACCACCAGCACTCAAATCTTGTCGCTGTCCCATGAAATCTTCAGTTGTTAGGGCGTTCGCCGGTGCTGCCGCTGTTCCACCAATCTTCCATTCGTCCTTGGTAACCATAGGAAGAGCCCCTTCCGCTTGATTCGTCGTGTGAAACAGAAGTGCTGGATTAGACCGATCAGTATTAAATTCAAATAAATCATTGTATAACAGATTAATCGCTAATTTATGATCTGGAGAAGACGCCTTGTAGTTATTACCATTGAGGAGAGACCGAGGAGTAAAATCCGCGTCAGCCGATAAACCGAAGAATACCTTAGTGACGAGACGACCATTTCCACCAATAGGGAAAGTAAGAT